GACCTCAAGCGCACTGACGAAACGCTGTATCAAATCTATGCGCTCGGAGAGAAAGCCATCAGCAAGAGCAACATCTACTCCAACTGGACATTCGTGAAGCATCGCCCGGCAAGGTTCGTGAACTTCGTGTATGGGCTCGACTTCGGATACAATCACCCGACAGCCCTGGTGCGAGTCTACTGGTGCGACAATGACATCTACATCGAGCCTGTCATCTATGAGAGCTACCTCACCACGACCAACCTCATCGACAAGATGGGCAACTTGGACATCGAGAAGAACGTGACCATCGTGGCTGACTACGCACGGCCCGAAATAATTGCCGAGATGAACAACGCTGGCTATGACGTGCAGAACGCCAACAAGGTGGTCAAGAAGGGCATCGACAACATCAAGACCTTCGGGGTGTTCTGTGAGGATGACCCACGCATCAAGAAAGAATATGAGAACTACAAATGGAAAAAGATTGGTGACTTCATCGATGACACACCCGTGAAGCTATTCGATGATGCCATGGATGCCATCCGCTACGCTGCCACGCACATACGCCAGGAGTACTACACCGATGACTCATACTTCGCCTTCTAAACATTTGGCTGATAATTTGCAATATAAAGAAAAAACATGGGAACAAATTTAATGGGCGAACTTGTCGCCGACATGGGCACATACATTGCCAACAACACAACAGAAGTAACCAAGACCATTGACGCCATCGTGGTGCTTCAGGACACTGTCTTCACATCCATCAAGGTAGCTGGCACAGACGTCAAGTCGACATACATCGCAGCGACAGGCACTGCCGTCAAAGCTGGTGCAATCATCACCCCGATCAACAATCTTCAATTCAGTGGTGTGCAGTTGGCGAGTGGTTCTGTTGCGTTAGTTCTTGGGTAATGTACGGCTACGGATATTCACTGTACAACCGCTTGCCATTCATGGTAGGTGAGAGCTTCGATGCTGACTACCAAGCAATTTTAAATAAAGCAATTGAATTTGGTTATTCTTTGCCAAGCGCATCGGTGCAAGTCAAGCAAAACACATTGCTCACTTCCATGAAAGCTGATGGTGTGTGGGCGAAGCTGGATGTTTTCTATGTTTTCGCTCAAGATGGTAGTGCAGAATTCGCTACACTCAACTGGAAGAATCCTGCTGCTAATCAAGCAAACATACTTGTGAACGCTCCTACGTTTACAAGCAATCAAGGCTTCACAGGCAACGGCACAAGCAGTTACATTGATACGAACTTCAACCCTGCAACTCAAGGAGTTCAGTACACGCAGAACAACGCTTCACGTTACTTCTTTACTCACGCAATTGGCACAGGTAGATTTGACGGAAATACAAGCGGAATTAACTCGATAACATTAGGTGTAATAGGGTCGCAGCGTATCAATTCAGGTGCAAATAATGCTGTGCCTTCCATTGACATAAATTCAACGGCAAACACCAAATCAATCCATAGAACATCCTCAACGGCAATAACTGCCTACAATAGCACAACCGCACAAGTAGCAGTTCAAACATCAGCGAGCGTTGCTTCTGCTAATCAATGGATTTTACGTTCATCAGGTAACTATGGCACACACACTTGTGCAGCGTATGCAATGGGAGCTTCTATGATTGCTGAGCACACTAACTTCATCAACGACTGGAACACTTATAAATCTTCACTATGATAGTTCTACACCCAAACGAATCACAATACGAAGCCTTGAATGGCTACACTAATGGTGTTCATAAATTGATTTTTGCGATTGATGGAAGCGGTAGGTACATCGTCGGCCTCGAGGTATTGAATGACCCGAACTTCAGCGAGATTCGTGAGCAGTTGCTTGAGCTCGAACAAATCACCTACACACCGGCAGAGTAATGGCTCAGACACTCATCGCATCACCTGAATCATTCACGGCAGCGTACAACCCTGTCAAGTTCATTGTTGACTCAACGAACAAGTCAAAGGATGGCTTCCGCTACATCTTCGACATCTATGAAGCTGGGACATCAAACAAGATAGCGCAGTACAAACCGCTTCCAACCTTCGGCACTGGCTATGGTGAACAGGACCTCTCAAAGCTGCTGCAAAACAAAGTAAGCTGGGACCTCGACACGAGCAACACAGATAGCTATGCCGCACCGAATTCATACTACCTGTATGACGTGAATATTGGCGAGGAGTACACCTTCTATGATTTGTACACATCGAGCTTGACCAATGCGAGCGGAAATGTGAGGATAAACATGACCAACTCATTCGCACCAGGTGACCAGCTTATCATAACGCAAGATGATGGTGGAGTTGCCAACCCACAGCTCGAAGGACTGCACACGGTAATCAGTGTTACATCCACATCATTCGTGGTCAACGTCAACTGGTCCACGATCACCAACGCTGCCATCGATGGCTCGGTGAGCTACGCTGACAAGCGCAAAATCGAAACACCTGGAATCATCGAGATTGATTCATACAAGGTATTCAACGGAGCTTTCAGATGGGAGGAATGGACATCTTATGATGGCACCGACTTCTTGCCTGTGGATGCAACTAAAAGATGGTTGACAAACCAACCTACGTCATTTCAGTGCACACTCGGGCAAGACCTATGGCTCAACCTATGGAAGCCAAATTTCTCTGGCCGCATCTATTTTCAGAATAGCAACGGAGATTCATTCTACAAGATAGCAGCCACATCACCTCAGATTATGCAAGCGGGTGTCGGTCCGAACAACTACGGCTCATTGACAGGTACAGGTGACCTTATCGACAACACCGTTGAATGGTACGATGTATGGTTCAACAATGATTCGACAGGTACATCTCAAGACTCGCTCAAGTACCGAATCCATCTCGACAGGCGTGCATCAATCAGCGAGCATGAACTGCTGTTCCTGGACCGCCTTGGCTCGTGGTCATCGTTCTCATTTCAGCTGCGTGCATACCAGCGAGGAGATGTCAGCCGTGATATGTACAACAGAGATGTGGTAGGCTACGTCAACGCATCAGACGAGTGGACATACACAACAGAGGACTTCGGCTTCAACACATTCAACATAAACGTCATCAAGCGCATGGAGCTCAACACAAACTGGATGACCCAAGAGATGGCGACCTACTTCGAGGAGTTAATCACATCGCCTCAGGTGTTCATCAAGTCGGTGAGCTACACTTGTGGTGATGACTTGGTGCCATCGAGCAGCACATACCAGCCTGTCATCGTGGAGACCAACGCATACGAGATGCTCAACCAACGCAATAAGAACTTGATGCGCCAATCAATCACCGTGCGCTTCGCAAACCAGGACAACATAAATGGTTAGAATACAACTCGAGAATGGATTCCTCGACGTGAAGGAGGGGACAGTCTTCCCATTGAACTTTGCAGTCGGGGACATTCGTGACCTCACCAAGCGCAGCGGAGCCTTCTCCAAGACCATCACATTGGTTGGCAGCAAGAACAACAACGAGCTGCTCAATCACTACTATGATGTCAACATCCAAGCTGGCACCTTCGACATCAATGCACTGACCAAGTGCAGCGTCATTCAGAACGGGGTGCCAATCATGGAGTCTGCACTACTTCAGCTACTCTCAGTCAACAAGAATCAGCAGACCGATGCATATGAGCAAGCTGTCGAGTACGAGGTGCTCATCAAGGATACACGAGTTGAGTTCTTCACTGCGATCACAAACAGGGAGCTGACTGACCTGGACTTCACTGACCTCAACCACACCTTCTCTGCTGCTGCCATCATCGATACATTTGACAACACTGTTGCTGATGGCTTCAAGTATGTGTTGCCATACGACAACGACAACATCTACAACGTGCGTCAGATGAAGCCAGCCATCTACGCCAAGACTTACTTCGACCGTATCTTCGCCACTGCTGGCTTTCAATACGAGTGGAGTGACTTGGCTGCTGCTCGCTTCGACAAGTTGCTCATCCCTTACAATGGGGACAGCAACACATTCGACAACCAGGACTATTTGGTTGAGGCAAACATCGCAGGACTCGAGCAACAGACTCTCACGAACTCATTTGGCTCTTATAGCAACGTAACCGGATGGAATGAAGTCACAGACATACAAGGCTCATTCAACCCAACGACTGGAGTCTATACCATACCAATCACCACGAGCTCGGCAGCTGGTGAAGGGTACACAGTGGAGTATGAGGTCGAGTATGATTTCTATGTTGACAACACCAACAGTGTGACGGTATACAATATGCAGAGTTCATATTCTGCTCGACCTCGAATTGCAGTCACCGTGGAAGGATATCAAGACCAGGTATCCAACATCACGCCAACTCAAATCATCGGCATTCAATACGCACTACCTCCAGGAATCCACAACTTCTCACCAGCAGCCACAGGCATCAAAACAGGTGGAGTAATTGCCATGCAGAACGCAGCTGGCTCTCAAGAGATTCTTGCTACCGATGAGATGAAGATTCAAATCGGAGTACATCAGCAGTTCACTGCGTGGTTCACCAATACAACCTTCCCATACACACCAGCACCGAATCCAGTCTACTCTGTTTTGAAGGTCAACAGGCTTCGAGTGCGCATCCTTCCAACTGCCAACATCCAGGTGATGGGTGGCATCTTGGGTATGAATCAATATGTGCCGCTGAAAATTAAGCAGAGCGATTTTGTGAAGTCAATCTTTCAGATGTACAACCTATTCGCTGAAAGCGATGTTGCCCAACCAAACAAGCTCATCCTTCGCCATCGTGACGAATACTATGACAGCGGAGCAGAGAAGGATTGGTCGACCAAGCTGATGAAGGACAGGGAGCAGAATCTCATATTCCTTCCCGACCTCACAGCCAAGAAGCTCAAGCTCACATACAAGCCCGACAAGGACTCACCGAATGATGTGTACACTCAGATGACTGACGAGATTTATGGGCAGCTCGAGTACACCTTTGACAACGAATATGTCAAGGACACCGAAAGCAAGGAGCTCATCTTCTCACCCACTCCAGTAGTGTCAACGACATTCGATTCATATGTGCCAGCTTTGAATGGTGAGGCACCCAAGACCAACATCCGCATCTTGTATGATGGTGGGCAGCAGTCATGCGGCTCATGGGACTTGATTGAGTACGGCATCACTGGTGAACTCGGTGTCACTGTTTATCCGATGATTGGTCACTTCGACAATGCGCTCACACCGACCTTCGACATCAACTTCGCAACGTGCGACTACTACTACTACACGCCAACCACGCTGACGGCCAACACGCTGTACAATCTGTACTGGCGAAGGACAGTGAACCAGATAAATGTGGGCAAGATGTTGGTGGCTTACTTCCACTTGAATGAGGCTGACATTCAGACCCTCAAGCTCAATGACAAGATACGCATCGACAACTCATGGTGGAACATCAACAAGGTCATCGACTATGATGCCAACTCAGATGTGCCGACAAAGGTGGAGCTCATCAGCATCGACAGCGAGATTGACCTCGCTCCATTCGTAACGAATCCAGGCACACCGACCTCACCGCCAATAACTGCCGTATCGAATGACAGCATTCTTGCTACCAAATCAACAGAAGCCAATGTCAACCTATCGGGTCACGACGTCGTTGTTCTTGGCAAGGGCAACAACATCGGTGATGGTCTCAAGGGCTTGGTCATCGGCAACAACAAAACGCTCCAGGAGGATGGAATCATCACGCCACAAATCAACGGAGCCGCAGCTGTACAGAAGACATATGTGGGCTTTCTCACGCAGACAGGCACTGGCCGCCCAACTGCTGCTGTGGTGGCCAATAACATCGGAGCCATCTCATGGGGTCGCTCTGCTCAAGGTATCTATGTGGGCACACCGCCAACACCATTTGAGCCTGCAAACACTTTTGTTATTATTGGCAATGTAGAACACGATCACCTTACTTCGGCATACGTCAACAGCAGCGGAGATATTGTGGTCAGAACAACCAACACGCAGAACCATCAGCACCACGATGGCATATTATTAAACACACCAATCGAAGTCAGAATATATGGCTAATGAAATAGAAATACCTCTCAAGGTCTCAGGTGTTCAGTCACTCAAGGCCGAGCTCCGTTCACTCAAGGCAGCCATTGCCGAAGCATCTGACCCGGAACAAATGGCCGCCCTCGCCCAGAAAGCGGGTGAGGTAGCGGATAGGATAAAGGATGCCAATGATGCTGTGAATGTCTTCGCATCTGGTTCGAAATTCGAGCAGATTTCCAACTCATTTGGAGGCATCAAGGACTCATTGATGTCACTCGACTTCGAAGAGGCATCTGATAAAGCAAAGGTCTTCAGCAAGGCACTTGGTGGGCTCAATGCTCAGGACATCAGCAAATCAATGAAAGGCCTCACGAGTACTGTCACCACTATGGGTGGCGCATTCGTTAAGCTCGGAGCGCAGATTCTCACCAACCCGATATTCTTGTTGGTTGCTGTGGTCACTGCGATTGTAGTTC